GCGGTGCTACTACAGAAAAACAGGCTTTAGAAGTATTCAGACCTGCCCGCCGTATGTGCGAGTTAAGACAGGAAATGCGTGGACATTTCCATATCGAGGTCTACAAACAGCAGTTAAAGCTTCCTGATGAATCAATGTTTCAGCCTATTATCGGTAAGCCTGGCGATGGTTCATCTCCTCATCTTGCAATTCTTGATGAGTTCCACGAACACGCTGATTCATCTGCATATGATGCGATGCAGACAGGTATGGGCGCACGTGAACAGCCTTTACTGCTGATTATTACCACTGCCGGATTTAACTTTGAATGTCCATGTCATGATAAACATGACGAATGTATTCAGATCTTAAATGGAACAGTCGAAGATGAGCGTATGTTTGCGCTTATTTATACAATTGATCCAACAGATGATCCTTATTCAATTGAGGCTCTGAAGAAAGCTAATCCTAATTACGATGTTTCCGTAATGGAAGATTATCTTGAACGTCAGATGCAGAACGCAAAGCGTTCTCCTGCCAATCAGAATAAGTACCTGGTTAAGCATCTGAATGTATGGACAACTGCTGACAGTGCATTCTTTAACATGGTTGAATGGACGAAAGCAGCAGATACCTCGTTAAAATGCAGTCAGTTCAAAGGTACCAAGTGCATTTTTGCAGTTGACCTTGCTACAAAACTTGATCTTGTTGCCTTTGTAATCATCTTTATCAAGATGATTAACATCGATAAGCACTACTACATTTTTTCTCACTTTTATCTTCCTGAAGACACTGTAGACGATGTAGAAAATCCAAATTTCAAACTTTATCAGAAATGGATCAGAACCATGGGCTCTGATGGTGCTCCTGTCTTGACAATGACCAATGGAGCAGAAACCAGCTTTAAGTTTCTTGAAGAAGAAATTATGGATGCCTGTAGAGAATACACACCTACAGAAGTGGCTTTTGATATTTGGAACGCTCAGTCGTTAATGCAGAACTGTCAGGAACGTGGCGCTCCATGCGTTGAAGTCCCTCAGAATGCCAGAGCGCTGTCTCCTGGAATGAAGGAGCTGGAAGCTGCTCTCAAATCAGGAAGAGTTCACCATGACGGTAATCCGATTCTTGCTTGGTGTATAAGCAATGTGGTGGCTCATGAAGATAAAAACAGCAACTATAAGCCAAATAAAGAACGAAAATCCTCAAAAATTGACGGTGCTGTAGCCTCAATTATGGGTATTTCTCGTGCTTTAACCATGAAAGGAATGACAATTGCTGAAGCAATAGACCAAGGTTACGGAGTAAGAACTTTATGATTTTTGATTTTTTAAAGCGTGGAAAAACAAAAAAACGCTCAAATTCAAGCTCTGATTCTGCGCCTGTAATCTCCAGTACGGCATTTTATAACATTTTTAACGGTTATCTTGACCCAATGAGAGCAAGTACCGTTTATGCCTGTGTAAAAGTTCTTGGAGAATCAATCGCAATGCTTCCATGGGAAGTATTTAAGTATGGTTCAAATAAGAATGCCGATGGCACACCTTCGTCTTATCCCCCAAAATATGAGCAGTGGGATCATCCTTTAAATAATTGTCTGCTAAAGAAAGCAAATCCTAACCTAAGTGCAATTGCCTTTCGTATGTTTATGATGCGTTCACTGGTTTTAACCGGTGATGCCTATGCGTATGTGGTTAGAGATTCAAGAGACAGATGTGTTGAGCTGTGGGCTTTAGATCCAAGGCGAGTAGCTGTCACACTAAGAGAAGATGGAACCCTCAGATATGATGTTTCCTTCCTGAATGGAAAATATATACCTGACTGTCCAAGAGATCAGCTCTTCCATGTGCAGATTAATCCAGGTGATGAGTATGGTATGCATGGTGTTAATCCAATTGCCCTGCAGAGACGACTGCTGAATATTGATGATAATGCTATTGATTCCCTCGTTACTCAGTACAACAACGGTATCAATACCAATCTGTCAATTAGTATGCCTGACGGAGTTTTTCTTGAGGGGGACAGATTCACAAGATTACAGAAACAGATTAATAAATCTTATGCCGGAGTTAAGAACTCGGGTAAGCCTCTGTTACTTGAAGGCGGTTTAAAGGCTCAGCCTCTTGGTATCAGTAACAAAGACTCTCAGTTTTTAGAGCTTTATCAGTTTACTCAGGAGCAGATCTGCAAAATCTTTAGAGTGCCCCCTCACATGATTGGTGATTTGACTCATGCGACTTTCTCCAATATCGAACACCAGTCCATTGAGTTCTTGAACTACTGTCTGACACCTTACCTCAAAGCATTTGAGGAAGCTGCATATTCAGATTTGCTGAATGAAACAGAACAGGAATCTTATACCACCTCATTTGATACCACTTACTTTGAGCGTGGAGACAGAGCCTCAAGATTTGCTTCCTACAATACCGGCATTCAGAACGGCATTTACTCAGCAAATGAAGTCAGAGCAATGGAAGATATGGCTCCTCGTGAGGGTGGAGACGTTTATCTGACACCATTAAACATGGTCCCATCTGGGGATAATTCCAATATTGATAACAAGCAGGAAGAAGCTAAAGAAGAGGACGAAAAGAATGGAACCAAATGAGTTTAAACAGGAAAAATTAACCAGAAGCTTCTCTTTTGCTTCTGAATTAAAAGAGGATGGTACTTTTAAGGGATATGCCTCTGTATTTGGCGCAATTGATTCCTACGGAACCAGCTGGGCTAAAGGCTGTTTTTTAGATACTTTAAGCGATTATCAGACTAAAAAGCGTGAAGTCCCAATGCTGTGGTCTCATGACTTTATGGAACCAATCGGCAAATACACCAAGCTTGAAGAAGATGAACATGGATTATATGCAGAAGGAAAGATCTTAACTGAGCTTCCTCGTGGAAATCAGATTTACAAGCTGATGAAAGAGGGAATTGTCACCGGTCTTAGTGTCTGTGTAGATATTGACGAATACGAGTTTGACAAGAAATCTGATTTGATTACTTTTACCAAGGTGAAGTTATATGAAATCTCTCCTTGTGTATGTCCTGCCGTGGATGAAGCAAGAATCGATGCCGTTCGCTCCTTTGATGTCAGAAAAACTGAGAATGCATTGAGATTCTGCGGATTAAGCCGTTCCATGGCTACCAAATACGCTTCTCTTATCTCAAAAGAGATGTCCAACACCAAAGATTTATCAAATGAGCCTTTAACCCGTAAGGCTGATTTAGAGTTTATCAACAACCTCATTAACAAAATTAAGTAGTCAGCGTGATGCTGACACTTCTGCGTGATGCTGTTTGAGTTAATGAAAAACTGACTATTTAATATTTTTTATCGAGGAAATTCAAAATGGATGAAGAGTTAAAGAAAAAACTTCAGGAACTTGCTTCAGAGGTTCAGAACCGCAATCAGCAGGTAGACAATCTAAACAAGTTACTGTCAGAAGCACAGGCTCGCAATGAGAATGCTGACAAGCAGATCTCAGAACTTCAGGCTAACCTTGATAAGCTTGCAGTACGTGTAAACCGCCCTACTGGAGCAGCTGTTAAGCCACAGGAAAAGGGCAGACTAGCTAGAGTTATGCGTTCTATTGGTTCAGGAAAAGAGGTTATTATTCGTTCTGATCCTGTTGGCGGTGAAGGCTCAGGTTCAGATGCTGGCTCAGGTGATACTCCAGCAGCAGAGAGCTATACTCCTGATTCAACCTCAACTCAGCCATTACTGGTATTACCTGAGTTTATGAAACAGATTATTCGTCAGGAAGATGCTACCACATTTGTCCGTAAGCTCTTTGACTGGAATACTGCTACTACTCCTGATCTCCGTGGCCGTATTGGTACTTCTATTGAAGCAAAGCATGTTGGTGAAGGCGATGAACGTTCAAAAACCAAAGGTGCTACCTTTACTGAAGTTAAACCAACCTGGTCACAGATTTACTGCAATCCAGAAGTTACAGCAGAGCTTTTACAGGATAGTAGCTATGATCTTGAGTCATGGTATATCAAAGAGACAGGTACAGCATTTGGTTTACTACTAGAAGAGGATGTAATGACAGGTTCAGGCTCTAATAATGAGTGCCTGGGCTTATTCTCAAGTGGTATGTCTACTGAAAAAGACGGTGATCGTGTTGTAACCAAGTTCCAAAAAATAGCCTGTGCAGCCAATGCTATCAACTTTGATGTTCTAAAGAGACTGATTGGTTCTGCAAAAGCTCGCTACCGTAACGGAGCTTCCTTCCTGGTAAATCATGATCTGTATCTTACTTTACAGACCTTGAAAGATGAGCAGGGGCGTTATATCTGGGAATCATCTGTAAAAGCTGGTGAACCTGATCTTTTACTGGGATACCCTGTATATGATTCTGAGTTTGTTCCTGCTGTTGCATCAGGTTCCTGTCCACTGGCTTTTGGTAACTTTAAGCTGGCATTAAAGGGTTATGACAGACCTCAGCTGAGATTTATCCGTGATGATATTACTCATAAGGGCTTTGTAAGCTTCTACACTGAAAAACGCGCCGGAGTAATGTTGCAGGATACTGCCTCAGTAAAATTCCTGGCAATCTCATAAAGTTCGTAATATAAATCCTATGTTAAAGAGGGGCATAATGCCCCTTTTTTTATCTTGGTTCTTTGTTTTTCAGGTTTATAAATATGCAATTTGCTACTTTAGATGACTTAAAACATCAGCTGAATATCGAGACAGATGTGGACTGTTCAGATGATGATCAGTTAAGAGACAGTAATTTAGAGCTGTATTTGGAAGCTGCAAAAGAAAGAATTGAGACTGTATTGAATCTTCATGTGGTTGAAAACTATCCGGAAGGAATTACGGATGATGAAAAAACTCAGTACATTCTTTATAACCACCAGATAAAGCTGGCCCATTTGATGATTGCAGCAGATTACTTTAACAATCGTGAGGAATCCGGTGCATCGAATCTGGTAATAATTCCAAATGGCGCCATGCGCATCCTTACCTCAATAAGGAGGTGGAATGCATGAGTATCTCAGTTCCTTTTGCGGGTGAATTGAAACACAGAATTTCTCTTTTCAGAAGAGTAGATCTGCCATCTGCTGATTATTCTGCTCAACAGATTGATTCCCATATCTGGACTGGCAGAGCCAAGGTAGAACCTACAGGCTCCAACTATAGGGATGACGCTCAGATTGATAACAGACCCACTCACAGAATTTGGATTAGATCTATCTCCGGAAAAACGGATCCTTTCTCTATTTCACACGGTGTAATTATCAAATTTAAAACTCAGATGTTGCGACCTACACGGGTTACGGATGCAAACGGACAGGGTAAATGGACTGTAATCGAAGCGATGGAACTTGGTTCATATAGAACAGAGGGAAATGTTTCCTCGGTGACTCTTGCAGATGAGGTGCTTGGATGAGTGGTATTCCAATCTATGTAAATGTTCAGCTCCCAAAAGGCTTAAATCCTAAAGATTATGATCGCAAAGTTGTAATGAGTGGTATTACAAAAGCTGCAAGAGGAGTTCAGAAGCTTTCTAAAAGTCTTTTGAACAAGCGAGGTGCTCCTTCTCAGCCTAATGAATATCCAAAAAGAGTTAGCGGAAACATGTGGAGACATGTCAAGGTGCATAAATCCACACGTAAAGACAGATTATGGGCAAGAGTTGAGATCGATTCCTTTAAGGATAAGTCGTTCTGGTATCCGGCTGTTCTTTTTTATGGTTCTGACAAACGTAATCTGAAGCCAAGGTTAGATGCTGTATGGGATGCACAAGCAAAGCTTGAAAAGGAATCTACAACCCTGATAGAGAATGCGTTGCAGAAAGGTTTAAAGGGGTGGTTCTAAATGGATGTTTCTTCTACTATCAAAGCATTACGTCAGCGTTGTTCCAGCTTTGGAGGCAGGGTTTTCGGTTCTGCTCAGATGGCTGCTATGGATTTAGAAGCCATTCATCCTGAAGAACATCCATCGGCATATGTAGCCTGTATTAGAGAAGATGCTATGGATGTTACTGTTACTGAAAACAGTTACAGGCAGGAAGTATCTGCTACGGTTGCAGTATACATTCTAGTAGCCAATCAGGATGATAGAGCACAGACTTCAGCAGCAAAAGCAGAACAGCTTAAAGAGGAAATTTTTAAGGCTATTTTGGGCTGGGCTCCAAGTGATGATCCTAACTCCATCTATATCTATGAAGAAATGCAGATTTTTGTCAATAATCGTGCGTTCTTAGGTATTCAGCTGAACTTTTCAATTATTTATGCTCTCGGCCCCGATGATACACGTATTCCAGACCAGCAAGCAGAAGACTTCGGTAATTTTGACACACTGAATATGAGTGTAGACAAAATAGAAACTCCTCCTGGAGCTCCAGATGGCCGAGAGGATGCCCGAGTCGTGATTGAACATTTATATGGTGATTCAGAAACCTCTGAATCTGAAAATTCTTAATCCGCGTATGCGGTTTTATATGGAGACGGAAAGATGACTGTTAGTTTTAATAACATTCCTTCATCAATTTATACTCCGCTGTTCTATGCGGAAATGGATAATTCAGCTGCGAATACCGCAACCGGAGAGAAACGCTCTCTGTTAATCGGGTTAAAGTCTGCGGATGGAATTGCACAGATCAATAAACCAATGCTGGTATCAACAGCATCAAAAGCAAAAACTCTTTTCGGTGCTGGTTCTCAGCTGGCATTAATGGTTGCAGCATATCGCAATCAGGATTCAACAGGAGAACTGTGGGTAGTCTGTCAGGAAGTATCTGACGATGAGAATGATAATACAAAGATCATTGGCACTAAAGCTACTGGTAATGTAACAATTACCGGAACATCAACTGCAGCAGGAACAATTGCATTTTATATTGGTTCTACCAAAGTTGCGGTTAATATTGCGCTTGGTGCTTCTCCAACCTCAATAGCTAGTTCCCTGGCTAGAGAGATTAATGCAAAAAGTGACATTCCTGTAACAGCTGCAGTAGATCAGACAGATGCAAATATTGTTAATCTGATCTCAAAGGGCTTCGGTGCATATGCCAATGATATCAAAATCGGTCTAAATCTTAAGTCAGCTGTTGGTGGTGAAGAAACTCCTGCAGGAATTGAGATTGCTCTTACTCAGCTGAGTGGCGGTACCGGTGTTGTAGATTATGAACAGGCTTTTGGCTGTCTTGGTGATGAAACTTATACGTTTGTTGGTATCGGTGATAATGATACCACTTCATTAGACGTCGTAAAGACAGAGTTCAATGATGCATCTGGTCGCTGGTCATACGCAAAGATGCAGTACGGACAAGTCTTTACTGCAAAACGTGGTGATGATAATTCCCTTGTAACCTTTGGTAAAACAAGAAACGATCAGCATGCTACCATTTTTGGTGTAGAAAATG